AGCAACGTGCACGAGATCTTGCTAAACGTCAGAAACGAGACACAACAGCAAACATCCTCAACATATATAAATAAATGGCAACAACATTCATAGAATTTACTGGGGATGGAAATGCGACTAAGGCGTTTTCTTTTCCTTCTATACAACAGTCTGATATAAAAGTAACTGTCGATGGCACAGTTAAATCGTCAGGTACACACTACAACATAACAGGCTACACAACTACAGGTGGTGGTAATGTAGTCTTTACATCTGGCAATATACCAACTAGCCCAGCACTTATACGTATCTTTCGTGATACAGACATAGACAGCCCTAAAGCTACATACACAGCAGGGTCATCAGTTAAAGCAGGCGATCTTAACGCTAACCAAGAGCAGTTACTATTTGCTGCACAGGAAGAGCAGAATCAACTAATACAGACTGCTGACATTCGCGACGATGCTATAACTACAGCTAAGATAGCAGACGATGCTGTCACAATGGCAAAGTTAAATAGCGGTGCTTTACCTACTGACATCACAGTAGCAAGTGCTAACATAGTAGATGGTACTATAGTCAACGCAGATGTTAACGCAGCAGCTGCTATAGCTGGTACTAAAATAAGTCCGAACTTCGGAACACAGGTTATATCTACAACTGGTAATATCAGTGTGGGTGGTACTGTAGACGGCAGAGACGTAGCAGCCGACGGTACAAAACTAGATGGCATCGAAACCGGAGCTACGGCTGACCAAACAAATGCAGAAATCAAAACTGCATACGAAGCTAATGCTAATACTAATGTCTTTGAAGATGCTGAAAAAACAAAGCTAGCTGGTATTGAAACAGCAGCTACAGCTGACCAAACAGCGGCAGAGATTAGAACACTAGTTGAGGCAGCTTCAGACTCTAACGTATTTACAGATGCTGACCACAGTAAACTAAACGGTATAGAAGCTGGTGCTACAGCTGACCAGACTAATGCAGAGATTAGAACAGCAGTAGAAGCAGCGACAGATAGTAATGTATTTACAGACGCAGATCACAGCAAGTTAAACGCAATAGAGTCTAACGCGACACAAGATCAAACTGCTAGTGAGATTAAGACTTTACTGCAATCTGACAAACTTACTTTATCTGAGATCAACACTACATCTACTGATACAAGATACTATACTGAAGCCGAGTTAAATGGTGGTCAGTTAAACAGTTTGTACTTTACAGAAGCTGAACTAACTAACGGTGCTGTCGACAGTAGGTACTACACAGAAACAGAACTAAATGCTGGACAGTTAGATAACAGATACTTTACAGAAACAGAACTTACTAACGGTGCTCTTGATGGTAGATACTACACAGAGACAGAAGCCGAAGCTAGGTTCTTACGTCAAGACTCAACCGAGACTATTAATAGCGGTGACACATGGTCTAACACAGACGCAAAGGTAGCGACTACAGCTGCTATCAACGCTCGTATTGTTGACCTTATTGATGACGTTGGTGGTTTTATAGCCATAACAAATCAAACTAGTTTCCCAGCTACCAACCCACAAGGGTCAGCAGGGCAAGCAGCTATCTTAAGTATTGGTGCTACAACAGCTACACTGACACCTAGCGGTACAACAATTACAATAGCAAACGGTGCAGGCTCAGGCAACACAGTTACAATTACTGGTGTCCCTGCTACTATACCTTCGGGCTTTGGATTCTTGGTAGAGTCTACAAGCACACTGCATACTTATACATTTCACAGACTAGTACCTAAAGCTACAGAGGTTACAACAGTTGCAAACAATATAACTAATATTGTTAACGCTGGTGCTAACGTAGCAGACATAAATAACTTTGCTGATCTATACCAAATATCAGCCAATGCTCCTACACAAAGAGCGGATGGTTCGTCCCTAGCAGAAGGTGACTTATGGTTTGATAGTAGTAATGATAATATACAGGTATATACTGGTAGTGCATTTTCAGCCGTAACACCTACGCAAGGTGTACTAGACGACATAGCTATTGTATCAGGTGCTATAACATTTGCTGAAGATTTAGGTCTCATCACAGACGCTGCAACTACAGGTAGTTCTAACGGCTCGCTAGACATTGTAGCTGACGTGCTAGAAGATGAAATCACATTTGCTATTACAGTTATAAGCTCAGGCGGTAACAAGTATGTAGTAGATGGTGACACATCAAACCCTGCTAAAGCTCTTACTTTATATAAAGGCTGGACATACACATTTGATCAAAGTGATAGTAGCAACAGTAATCATCCTCTTAGATTTAAAACAGACTCAGGTAGCTACACAACTAACGTAGTTGCGACAGGTACACCCGGGCAAGCTGGTGCTAAAGTTGTAATTACTATACCAGAAACACAGCCTACAGGATTTAGATACTACTGTACTGTACATGGTAACGGTATGGGTAACACCATAACCGTACAGGATGATCCTCTTAAAACAGTATCTGATAATATAAGTAGTGTAGTTGCTGCTGCAAACAACGCTAGTAACATCAACTCAGTAGTAGGTGCTGCTTCAAATATTACTGCTGTCGCTGGCAACGCTAGCAACATCAACGCGGCTGTAAGTAATGCTTCAAACATTAACGCTGTAGTCGCTAACGCTACAAACATTAATGCTGTTGCAGCTGATGCTTCTGACATAGGAGCTGTAGCTGGTAAAGCAACAGAGATAGGTAGGCTAGGTACGGCTGCTGCTGTAGCTGATTTAGCAATACTAGGTACTACTGCTATTGTGTCTGATATGGATACACTAGCTGACATATCAAGTAACATTACTTCTGTAGCTAATAATGAAAGTAACATCAATAGTGCTGTCAGCAATGCTAGCAACATTAACAGTGCGGTCAGCAATGCGAGCAACATAAACACTGTAGCCGGTAATAATACTAATATAAATACTGTTGCAGGCATATCATCTAATGTTACAACTGTAGCTGGTATATCTAGTAATGTTACAAGTGTAGCCAATATCTCGTCTAATGTTACTACTGTAGCTGGTAATACTACTAACATCAATAGTGCAGTATCTAACGCATCTAATATCAATACAGTTGCTGGTAGCGTATCTAATGTAAATAATGTTGGTAACGCTATAAGTAATGTAAACACAGTTGCAAGTAATCTAACTAATGTTAATAACTTTGCTAATAGATATCGTATAGCAAGTAGTGCTCCTACTACCGGTTTGGATCAAGGAGATCTATACTTTGACACATCATCTAATGAGTTAAGAGTATACAACGGCGGTTCTTGGCAAGGTGGTGTTACAGCTACCGGTAACTTACCTAGTAACGGTGCTAATACCTTTACTGGTGACCAAACTGTCAATGCAAACATAATTGTATCTGGGACAGTCGACGGTAGAGACGTAGCTGCTGATGGTACAAAATTAGACGGTATTGAGTCTGGGGCAACTGGCGATCAAACAAACGCTGAGATAAGAGCTGCTGTAGAAGCTGCATCAAACTCAAATGTTTTTACTGACGCTGACCATACAAAATTAAATGGTATAGAAACAGGAGCTACCGCAGATCAGTCTAACTCAGAGATCAAGACAGCATATGAAGCTAACAGTAACACAAACGCTTTGACTGATGCTTTACTTTCTAAGTTAAATGGAATAGAAGCTGGAGCTACAGCAAACCAAACAGTAGCCGAGATTGTAGCAGCTCTTGCTGGACAAACTATTGCACCAAACGTGATAACAACAACAAACTTAACTCTTGACTTCGGAACACTTTAATGGCAAAATTATTAAAACTAAGACGAGGATCAACCTCGCAACATAGCAGCTTTACCGGAGCCGAAGGTGAAGTAACTATAGATACAACAAAAGATACAGCTGTTGTGCACGACGGCACTACACAAGCTGGTAGACCATTAGCAAGAGAAGATATGAATAACGTATCTTCTGCTTCTATTGCCGGTAGATTAGGTACAGACTCCATAGCAACATCTAAGATTGCTGGTGGAGCTTTACCAACAGACGTGACTATAGCGACTGCAAACATAAATAACGATGCAGTTACTTTTGCAAAATTAGAAAACATAGCAACTAGTAATATAGTAGGAAGATCATCAGGTGGTACTGGAAACCCAGAGTCTTTGACTGCTGCACAGGTTAGAACCATAATAAACGTAGAAAACGGAGCTACAGCAGACCAAAGTGCCTCAGAAATTAAAACTGCATATGAATCAAATAGCAATACAAACCCTTTTACGGATGCTCGATTGTCAAAATTAAATGGCATTGAGTCAGGAGCTACAGCAGATCAATCTGCAAGCGAAATCCTTACACTTATTAAAACTGTAGATGGAACTGGATCTGGACTTGATTCTGATTTATTAGATGGAAGTGATAGCTCTTTTTATAGAAATGCAAGCAATTTAAACGGTGGAACAGTACCACAAGCAAGATTATCAGCCTCAACATTATTAACTCTTATAAAAACGGTAGATGGAGCAGGGTCAGGGCTAGACGCTGACACTTTAGATGGTTTAAATGCAGCAAGCAGTGGAAACTCTGCTCGAATTGTAAAGACTAATAATAGCGGATATATATTTGCTAATTTCTTTAATACAACTCCTAATGATGTTTCAAGCGGAGTTACAAAAGTTTGTGTAGAAACTGGCAATGATGGATATATAAGACATGGTTCTGCTGCTGCTATTAGATCATTTATTAATGTGGCTGATGGAGCGACTAATGTTACAAATAACAACCAGCTTACAAATGGTGCTGGGTATACAACTTATACGTCTAACCAAGCTACAAACACAAACAGCAACGTCACTTTTGGAACTATCGGTTGTACTAGCCTTACTGCGTCTGGTAACGTAACAGCGTTCTCTGACTCTAGGCTAAAAACAGAAATACATACAATTAAGAATCCTTTAGAAAAGGTAGACAGGTTACGTGGTGTAACTTTTAAGTGGTTGCATACAGACAAACCATCATCAGGTGTAATCGCACAAGAAGTACAGGAGGTCTTTCCTGAGCTTGTAGAGTGCACAACACATGAAGGTAAAGAGGTATTGTCTGTAGACTATGGTAAACTAGTAGGTGTTCTTATAGAAAGTATAAAAGAACTAAAAGCAGAGTTTGAAGCCCATAAAGCAGAGTGTGCTAAACAACATGGAGGTGAATAATGGCTTGCCCGTCAAGCGGTACAATTTCAATACAGGACATCGTAAATGAGTTTGGGGGTACAGCCCCTCACTCGTTGTCCGAGTATTATAGAAATGGTGGAGAAGTTCCGGGTAATAACACTAACGTACCTACATCTGGAACAATATCATTGACTGACTTTTATAGTGCTGTCAACGAGATACAACAGACATATAGTTCTACAACCACAAACCTAAACCTAGCTTCTGTATTTGGAGGTAACTGGTCAAGCTCTGTACCTAAACGAGTCATCATTAACAGTGGTGTAACTATTGGCGGAACTGGATCTAACTACGCAATAAACGTACCTAGTGGTATGGGTGGTACTTTAGTTATTGACAATGCAGGCAGTATAGAAGGGTATGGTGGATCAGCCAACGGAGGAACCGGAGGTAATGCTATTCACTGTTCCCAAACATCTGGAGTTACTATCAACAACACCGGCTCTATCAGAGGTGGTGGCGGCGGTGGCGGCCGAGGCGGTAACGGTGGTCGAGGCGGAAACGGAGGCCAAGGTGGTCAAGGCGGTCAGGGTCGACAGACCTTACAGCGAGGAGCTGACATGCCTAGAAACACTTGCGATCAGCAGCACTTTGCTGGTACATATAGTTATCGACTAAACGAATGTAGAAGATATAGAGGTTACACAGATTATCCTACAGGTGGTTACCAGTCAGGTTACGGATATCAGGGTGCTTGTTACTACTGGTCTTGTATGTATTATAACTATACAAACGGTGGTGCTGGTGGTGCTGGCGGTTCTTCTGGCGGTGCTGGCGGTAACGGCGGTAACGGCGGTAGAGGCCAAGGATATAACCAATCTAAACAAAACGGTTCTGCTGGATCTAACGGTTCTGGTGGAGGCGGAGGATCTGCCGGTGCAAACCCCGGTGGTGGAGCTGGTCAAGGCGGTACTGGTGGTTCTCGTGGAACTGGTGGTAAAGGCGGAACTGGCGGAAACGGCGGAACATTTGGTAACTCTGGCGGCAACGGAGCAACTGGTAACACTGGATCTAGCGGAGCAACTGGATCATCTGGAAACAACGGAAACCATGGTAATGGATCTAGTGGATCAGGTGGTTCTAGTGGAGTAGGCGGATCTGGCGGATCTAGTGGTGGACAAGCTGGTTACTACATATTTAACCGCTCATCAATAACATTTAACAACTCAGGCTCAGTAGCCGGAAGATAAACATGAAAGCAACAGTAAAAGAAGTAACCGTAGCTACGATAAGCGTAGAATACGAAGATGGTAGTGTTGCCATTGTTCCTATTATAAAGGGGCAGAATAAAACTAATATTGCAGAAGCCTGTAATGCATGGAATAACCCAAACAAACCTTTTGATTCACTGTCTGACGTTCCTGTAGCTGTAGGTGACGTTCTAGAATATGTTGAAGTAGAAGAAACAGATCCTGATGTTGACTATAGGGATGCAAGATTACATCATTATCCTCGTATCAATAAACAAATGGATGCTGCATACTGGCTAAGACAGGGCGACGATACACAGCAGAAACTAGTTGATGCAGAAATCTTAAATGTTAAAACAAAGATTCCAAAAACTTGGTCTGGTAAACAATCTGATATTCCAAAAATTAGTCTCGATTAAAAATGCCACTTCCATCACACTATAAAAATCCTTTTATTTTAGATACAGATGACTGTTTTCTATGTCGTGACATATGGGACAGACTAACATTTAACGATTTAAATATCATTCCACTTAGTTGGATTCATATACGACAATTTGATCCTAAGAAACCTTGGACAAAAATTGGTGAGAGAAGACTGATTGCAGCAGATACTAGGTATCCGATTGTTATTTATGAGTCTAAACTCGATCCAGAAAACACTAATGTTAAAAAACGATATTGTATCTTTGATGGAAACCACAGAGCAGTCAAGCTTTTAAGAGAGGGGCAGTCTTCAGCCGTTTGTTTTATCATGCGGCCACACGTGTTTGATGGTCTAAAAACTTACAGTCGAAAAGATCTTTTTGGCATAAGTGCCTATCGTACTACCGGCTGCAACGGTTGTGAAGAATAATGGAATTACCAGCATTACACATCCCGCTGCCCGTCAAAATAGAGACTATATCCATACCATTACCAACAGCAGATGTTCCATCCTTCGTCCCGTTGGTTGTACCTCCGAGCGATCTTCGCAATCCAGAGGGGACACAGCCAGCAGAAACCAAAGAGGTGCAGCCTCAAGCAAGAAAGTTAGATATACCTATCATAGATATACAGATGCCGCTACCATCGACAGAGGTTATGGTTACAGCCGTGACTACGGCGGTGGCAGCTGTGGCTACAACCACCCTTGCCCAGCCCTTCTTTGATGTAATTAAAAAACGAGTACAGAAGTTCTTACAAGGCAAGATAGATAAATGGAAGAAAAAAAGAAAGGCATCCTTACAAAAATAAAAGAAGGTATAGATGACCATGATGAGCAGATGGCTATACTAGCCGCAATCGTGCGACTAACTGTAGTCATCTGGTCTGGGTTTATTATTACACTGAACTATGTAGAAATACCGATGGTAAAGAAGTCAGGTAACTCTGATATCACTTTTGTCGCGAGCGTCTTTACGGGGGCACTAGCAACATTCGGGCTGACTACAGGCAAATCTAGTGGTAGTAAACCACCTACATGCCCTATGGCAAAGAAACAAGATACACCAAAAACATGAAGAAATGGATTCTTCTCTTAGCTCTGTTGTCACCCGCAGTAGCGAGAGCAAACACTGTTACACCCCAGTTTACAACAGGGTCTATGAACAGTACAACCACGACAACACAAACTATTACAGAAGTTACCCAGAAGCAAGTGTTTGGGGCAGAAGTGTCTACATGGTCTGGCAGCAATGTTACGCCATCAGCAGACATATCTGGCACTGGTACAACCTTTTCAGTAACTGATACAACTTTACCGTGGACACTAGAAACAACAACAAGATCAGCTGGCTTAGTCGAGCAGTGGGATACCACAACAAACTATACCATAAACTCTACTACTACCTCGCTGTCTGTATTCTCTCAGTAAGTCCAGTGTTGGCTGAAGGGGATACCAATAATAATGCAAATCCTGTAGCTGCTGCTACGGGTAACGTGACGAATCAGGCTGTACAGTTTCAAAACAACGGTGCATCGTCACGCCAGTCATACGGCCCGAACATATCATGTAACGGGTCAACGATGACGTTTAGCCCTTTTTATATGGGTAATCATACTAACCCCTACGCAGCAGATGAAGATACACGAAGTTTGTATCCTTCTAGCTATCAGCTAAATGAAAACTGGGGGTTTCAAATTAACTTTATGGTTCCTTTAGATAAGGAAGGTTATAGGCAATGTAAACAAATAGCTAAACGTCAAGAAGAAAAGATGCAGCTAGACTTCGAGCTTGTACGAGCGTTGAAGTGTGCAGAGCTGCAACA